GACGCCCAAGCCCAAGGAGCTGATCCGCCGGTTGAGCAAGCCACAAGACCGGCGGATCATCGTGCGCGGATCGACCTTCGATAACCGGGCCAACTTGCCGGACGCATTCTTCGCTCAACTCGCCCAGTATGAGGGGACGACGATCGGCCGCCAAGAGCTGTATGGCGAGCTGATCGACCCGGAGGAGACCGGCATCGTCAAGCGCAGCGACTTCCGGCTCTGGCCCTCAAAGAAACCCCTGCCCGTCCTCGAGTACATCGTCCTGTCGCTCGACACCGCCTTCACCGAGGCGACCTTCGACCGCAAGAAGGGCGACCCGGACAGCACGGCGTGCGTTGTCATCGGCAGCTTCCGGGACCGGGAGGGTCACAGTCACCTCATCCTGCTCGACTGCTGGTCCGAGCAGGTGGGCATGCCCGACCTCATCAAGCGGGTGAAGCGCGAGCTCAACGTGGCCTACGGCGACGATCAGGACGCGGCCATAATCAAGCCGATGTTCGGGAGCGACAAGCCCCGCCTCTCCGGGCGCAAGCCGGACCTGTGCCTGATTGAAGACAAGGGCAGCGGGATCAGCTTGCGGCAGATGCTCGAGCGTGAGGGCATCATGGCTTACGCATACAACCCCGGCCGGTCGGACAAACTCAGCCGCTTGCACATGGTCAGCCACATCTTTGCTCGCAAGCGGGTCTGGCTGCCCGAGAGCGACAAGTATCCCGGCAGGCCGCGCACGTGGGTCGAGCCGATGCTCGCCCAGCTCTGCGCCTACACCGGGCCCAACAGCGTCAAGCACGATGACTTCGTGGATGCGATGACGCAGTGCATCCGCCTGTGCGTAGACAAGGGCTTGGTGTCGGTGTTAAGGGACAAAAAACCTGTGGCAGGCGACCGGCCCCCGCCAAAGGTCGTCATCAATCCGTACGCGGTCTGAGGGATAGAGACAGATGGACGACGACGAGCTGCCCGATGGCGAGATGGTCGATGGCGAGATGGTCGAGATCGAGACCGACACCGGCGTCGAGGACACCGAGGACGGCGGCGCGATCGTCACGCTCGACGAGGACGAGGACGCCGTCGATGACAGCGAGCACCTCGCCAACCTCGCCGAGACCATGCCCGAGACGGAGCTCTCGAGCATAGCCTCGCGCTTCCTCGAGTTGATCAGCCGGGATAAGGAGGCGCGCAAGAAGCGCGACGAGCAATACGAGGAGGGCCTCCGCCGCACGGGCATGGGTGACGACGCCCCCGGCGGCGCGGACTTTCAAGGCGCTTCGCGGGTCGTCCACCCCCTCATGACCGAGGCGTGCGTGGACTTCGCCGCGCGGGCGATGAAGGAGATATTCCCGACAGGTGGCCCGGCCAAGGATTACATCAGCGGCGAGCAGACGCCCGACAAGATCGACAAGGCCAAGCGCAAGACGCAGCTCCTCAACTGGCAGATGACCGTGCAGTGTCCAGAGGTGCGGGCCGAGCTCGAGCAGCTCATGACGCAGGTGCCGCTGGGCGGCGCGCAGTATATGAAGATCGGCTGGGACGAGCGCCGCAACCGGCCGTCCTTCCTGTTCGTGCCGATCGACGATATGTACCTGCCCTACGCGGCGACCAATTTTTACACTGCACAGCGCAAGACGCACGTGCAGTATCTTACGCAGCTCGACTACGAGGAGCGCGTAAAATCCGGCATGTATCGCGACGTGGACCTCTCGCCGGTGGGCTTGGAGCCCGAGCAGTCGGTTGCCGGTGTGGCCAACGACAAGATCGAGGGGCGCGACGCGACGAGCTACAACGAGGACGGCCTGCGCATCGTCTTCGAGGTGTACGTCATGGCCGACATCGACGGCGACGGCGTGGAGCCCTACATCCTGTCGATCGACAAGTCGGCGGGCAAGGTGCTCGCGATTTATCGCAACTGGGAGGAGGACGACGACACCCGCGAGGAGCAGCAGTGGTTCGTCGAGTTCCCATTCATCCCGTGGCGCGGCGCCTACCCGATCGGCTTGCCGCACCTGATCGGCGGCTTAAGCGGCGCGGCGACGGGCGCGCTGCGGGCGTTGTTGGACGCGGCGCACATCAGCAACAGCCAGACCATGCTCAAGCTCAAGGGCGGCACGGCTGGCGGTCAGTCGCTGACCATCCAGCCGGGCCAAGTCGAGGAGATCGAGGGCGGTCTCAACGTCGATGACGTGCGCAAGCTGGCGATGCCGCTGCCGTATAACCCGCCCAGCCCCGTGCTCTTCAGCTTGCTGGGCTTCCTCGTCGATGCGGGCAAGGGCGTGGTCCGCACGTCGATGGAGGACATCGCCGACAACAACCCCAACGCGCCGGTGGGCACCACCCTCGCCAAGCTCGAGCAGGGCGCGGTCGTCTACTCGTCGATCCACGCCCGCATGCACGACGCGATGGCCCGTATGCTGCGCGTGCTCGACCGGCTGAATGGGCTCTACCTCGACGACGAGCAGCTCGTGAAGGAAGCGGGCGAGATGCTCGCTCGGCGCAGTGACTTTGACGGCGGGCTCGACGTTGTGCCGATCAGCGACCCCAACATCTTCAGCGAGGCGCAGCGTTACGCGCAGGTGCAGGCCGTGGCCCAGCGCGCGGCGGCGTTGCCGCAGCTCTACAACATACGCAAGGTCGAGGAGCGGCTGCTTGAGACGCTCAAGGTGCCCAACGCCAAGGACTTGCTCAACCCGCCGGTCGAGCCGATCGAGCAGAATGCGGTGAACGAGAACGCGGCGGCGTCGCTGGCGCGTCCGATCACGGCCTTCCCCGAGCAGGACCACATCGCGCACCTCAAGACGCACCTTGCGTACATGATGAGCCCGGCGTTCGGCCTGAACCCCCTGATCGCGCCGAGCTACCTGCCGGGGATGCTCAACCACATCAAGGAGCACATCGCCTTGTGGTACGTCGCATCGACGGTGCGGATCGCCAGCGAGGCGATCGGCGAGGACATCGGCGAGGCGATGAGGGACATCGGCAAGGACAACAACGCGCGGCGCGCGCTCGACCAGATGCTTGCCGAGGCATCGACTATGGTCATCGAGCAGGGCGCGATGGCGTTCGACGCGCTGCCGCCCGCGATCGCGCAAGCGCAGCAGCTCCTCCAGTCGCTGATGCCGCCGCCCATGCAAGACCCGAACGGCATGATCGAGGGCCAGAAGCTGCAACTCCAGACCCAGAAGATGCAGCAGGACGCGCAGATGCAGCAGGCTAGGCTCCAGATCGAGCAGCAGAACACGCAAGCGGCCATGCAGATGTCGCAGGCTAGGCTCCAGATTGAGCAGCAGAACGCGCAAGCGGACCTGCAGATGTCGCAGGCCAAGCTCCAGATCGAGCAGCAGAACACGCAAGCGGGCCTGCAGATCGACGGTGCCAAGCTCCAGCTTAGTGCGCAGGAGCTGCAAGCTAGGGTGCAGATGGAGGCGCAGCGGCAGCAGGCAGAGGACGCACGCAAGGCGGCCGAGCTGCAGACGCGCGTTGCCATCAACGCCGACGACAACCGCACGGCTATGGAATTGGCCGCTGCAGAGATCGCGTCTGGGGAGCGCGTAGCTGTGTCCACGGGCACCGGCATCAACCCCAACCCCGGCTCGTAAGGAGTGAACCTATGAAGAAGACCGACGCGGCCCTATCGAAGGGCAATGCCGCCAAGATGACGATGGCGAACACCAATATGCACAAGCTCCTGCAAATGGGCAAGAAGACCAAGTTCGAAGCCAGCAGCGGCGGCAAGAAGACCCCTGCGTGAAAATTGAAATGTTCCTTCAGCGCTTGGAGACAGAGCAGGCTCGTCTTGCTCGCGAGGCGCTGGAGCGACCATCGGAGCGCGATGCGTTCGCCTACGGGCGGGCCGTCGGGTTCTACGCGGGCCTCGAGCACGCAAAGACTGTCATTTTGAACCTGATCGACGAGAAGGAACGGAAAGACTTTAATATCTAACCTGCGGCAAAGGAGCGCTTAATGCGGGAATTAGCGAATAAGGTTGAGTTTGGTTACGCCAATATCGAGGAGGCATTCCCGCCTTGCGATCCGGGCGTTCACCCATTCGGCAGCCGCGTGCTGGTGCAAATCCGCACGCCGAAGAGCAAGACTAGGGGCGGGATTATCCTGACCTCGGAGACCCGCGAGACAGACGCGTGGAACACCCAGATCGCCAGAGTTGTGGCGGTCGGGGAGCTGGCCTTCAAGAACCGCACGACGATGCAAAACTGGCCCGAAGGGAGCTGGTGCACCACCGGCGATTTCGTGCGGGTGCCCAAGTATGGCGGCGATCGCTGGACTGTCAAAACTAACGACGGCGAGGATGAAGCTCTCCTTGTCATTTTCAACGACCTCGATCTGATCGGCAAGGTGACGGGCGATCCGCTCACCATCAAAGCGTTCATCTGATCGATAAGGCTGCAACAGGGAGCCGGTTATGACTGACCAAGCCAAGAGTGACGACACGAACGAAATCGAAGAAGAACTGATCCCCGTAGACGAGCCGATCGAGGACGACGGCGAGGATGGTGATGATGGTGATGATGATGATGGCGACAGTCGCCTAGCTGAGAGCGACGACGACAGCGATGACGACATCGCTCCGGGCTCGCGGACCAACCGCGACCGGCGACGCAAGCGCCGCGATATGCAGCGCCGTGCGAAGGACGCCTCGGAGCGTAAGATCCAGTTGCTGGAACGCCAGAACGCCGAGATGTTCCACCGCTTGTCGGCCGTGGAGGGCTTCACGCAAAACACTAACGCGCAGTCCATCGACGCCCGCATCGCGCAAGCGCATCAGCAGATCCAGCAAGCCGAGATGATCATCGCCAAGGCCACCGAGGTCGGCAACGGCGGGGAC